TTACACCACCGTGAGCGTTGGGGTTTCATCACAGCCGCAGACACGCTGATACACACCGGCCGGGCTGAACTCGACGGTTTTCGTGCCCGCCCAGATCACCCAGTATTGTAAAGTGCTGGTGATGCAGGTGATCGCCAACTCCCACCGACAATCGTCGCGGTTGTACCAGATGCCTACCCCGTTACTTGAGTGATCGATGGGACAACCTCCGCCAATGCCACTTGAGAAGGAAGGTCGTTTTCCGCTGAGCGAGGCAATGGTGTTGAGCTGCCATTGGCAGCCGCCGGTGTATTCCATCACGCCATTCCACTGCGGCCAGGTACTGGACAAGCAAGCCGCACACCCCGCCAGGCTGTTCACGCCCAGGATGGTGTACGCAGAGGCCATGGTCGTGCAGTTGATGTCACAGGTGGGTTCGACGCTGCCACAATCAATAACCAGATGACCTGCAGCATTACGCAGCAGATGATTGCCCGAGCCAAGCTTAAGGTGGGTACTCATGGACATTCCTCCGGTGTATCAATCACCACGCGACTTTCAGGCCCGATGGCGATCAGATGGCCATTGGCATCAAAGGTCAGGTTCCGCAGGTAGGCGTAGAGGTTCGGTGACGCAGCATTGTGGTCATATCGTGACCCAGTCTGAACCGTCAGGCTCACACCACGTGACGTGGTTTGATTGTTGATGTCCCAGGCAACAGAAGAGGCACTGTCACCGTGCTCGCCTGAATAAGCCATGTTGGCTGGCGAACCGACGTTTCCCATGCCCAGGTCGAACATGTACGTCGTGCTGTCATCACTGGCATTAACAGGCATCATCCACACGATCGTGTTGATGGGCACTGCAGTCCGACCATTGATTTCGTAGGCGGCATCTTCTGTTGTCGTCCCACTTCGCCCGCCACCCAACGAACCGAATCCACCACTCGCAGTGGCCTGCATTTCAGTCCACCCATGCGCACCGTTGTCGGCGCTATCGATCTTCGCAGGGAATACGTCATTGCCACCTTCACCCAGTCGCACGATGGCCCAGCGCCAGCCGTCGGGTTGTGCCTCTTCTTCTGTCCAGAGCACCGAGCAGCCATTGCCACCGGCGGTAAGCCAGTTGGTTTCACCGACAACGATACTGGCGGTCAAAACATCCGGGGTGTCCGTCTGCAGTTTCACGTTCGTGACACCGCTGATACAGGCTTTGCCAATAGCGCCGACAGCCAGTGGTTCCTGCAGAATCACAAATCGCCCCCCGGAAGCAGCGTGCTCAGCAGTCGGTATCACACATGACAACGCCACCTGGCGTTTGAATTCGTCTTCATGGTCGGTGGGCAGGATGATCGGCACATCGATCCCCATGACCGCGAACTGCAGTTGGTCCTGATCCGAAGCATTCTTGACCAGAACTATGCCGGGAGACCGGTTGCCAGCCGAAGCTGCCTTACGCGCCGATGCTCCCTTGGCCTCCTGCTGCGCGCGGGCGGCATCAATGATCTTGTTCCAGTCCGCCGCTGCGATCTTGAGCGCCTGACCTTTTTGGACATGTTGTAGCATCACGTCCCAATCCCAAGAAGTGAAAAGTTCCCATACCGGTACACCTGCTCAACGTACGCCGCCAGAGGTTTTTGGATCAGCATCTTGGCGTCTGTATCCTCAGCCTCCTGATACCGCACCCACAGATACTCCCAACCTTTCTTCGCTACCCCAGCGATACTGCCGATATTCAAACCAGTCACATTGGGTGATCCTGCAAATGCAAAACTGATCTCCCAAACCCCGCCTCCGGAAGTGCTCCTCATCGAACCTGCTGCGCCCAGGAATAAACATTCACCAGCCGCCAGGCCTTTGAACGATCCGCTGTTCACACTGCCGGTCAGATTGAAGAGTGTGCCCTTGTACGCATTGGTGACATCCGCAGAGGGCAGGTAATGCGTCTCACTAAAAGTGTAAATGGGGACCGTGATGTCCACGCCATCCACACCATCAGCCGTCACGCCAACTGCTCCATGGAAGTCAGGTGCCCCCGCTCCCGGAAAGCCTGGTGCGGCATAACTGGACACGGTCGCCAAAGATTGTGTGATGTGCTGACTGCCGCCGCGTGTCTCAAAGCTGAAGCTTGATTCGCCTGCCTCTGGCTCGGCGCTCTGAGGTGAGGTGTAACGCACCACACACAACCACATGCCTGAAGCGATTTCTTCGACCTCAATGTCATCGCGTTTGAGACCATCGTGCCAGGTGGGTGCGACGGACATCAGTTCGCTGCGGGCATCGACGTCGCTGTCGGTCCCACGCACGATGTAGGTCAACTCTGCTGAGGCATTCGAAAGCACCCGACCAAACTTTTCCTCGGTGGTGATGGACATGAGACAGACTCCCTATCTATATAGATGCTGTTCAGCCGAACGTGAGCATTCCGGTATTGGCCTGGCGTTCGATGCGTTTGGCGCTGCGTGCGGTCTGCTCCGTGGCTGCAGCTGTGCGCTCGGCGGTGTCTGACGTTGATGCCAAGCCCTGCACTGCTGCAGCGTTGAACGTGCCACGCACCTGAACAGCTCGATCCATCGCCTGATCAAGGGCATCAGCCAGGCCATCGAGTTTCGGCAACTGGCTGCTGGTGTCACCTGACTGGCCAGAAGGAGAATTCCGCAGACGCTTGGCTTCATCCAGACTGTCCTGGTATGCCTTACGTGCTGCGATGAGTTTGGCATTGGCGGCGTCCACCTGGGCCTGCGCGGCGGACTGTTGTTTTTTGCCTGCCTGCACCGCAGCTGCATCCAACGCCTTGAGCGTGCCTTCAAACTCTGACCCGATATCCGCCAGGTCTTTATCACGCTGCTGGTTACTCTGGTTCAGACCCGTCTGCTTGCCCGAATCAATCTGCTTCAGATCAGCCTGCTCATTGGTCTGGGCTATGTGAATCGCGCCTTCAACATCAAAGCTTTTATCAAACATTCCCTGCAACTTGAGCAGCTGCTTGGTCACCAGTCCCACCGCCTGACGATGGGCACTGGCCAATGTCGACGTAAACGATATCCAGGTGTTTTTGAGGAACGCCACGGTCTGCACCCACGCCGCCCGCAGGCCTGCCCATGCACCCGCTGCAATCTTCACTGCGCCATAAAACGCCTGGGCTGCATACTGCATGAAGTTGGTCTTGAACCCCAGCCAGATTCCCAGCAGCGCATTGACCCCCTTGAGCCATTGCACTTCCAAAGCCTGCCAGAGGACTTTGACCGCCAAGCTAATCGATCCACCAGAGAGCGCGTCTGCAATCCCCTGGTACGCCTCCATCGCAGCAGCTTTGAGTGTGCCAAACTGCTCACCAAGCCAGGCCAACACTTCAACTGCCACATTCGAGGTTTTGAGGAAGTACGCACCCATTCCAACCATGGCCGCAATGACCATGCCAATGGGCGAGATCAAAGCGCCAATGACTGTTCCAAGGACGCCCAAGACAGAGCCCACGGCACCGATGACCGTGATGATCACACCCAGGACCGTGCCCATGCCAGAAAGAATCGTCCCCAGCACCACCAGCGAAGCCCCCACAGCGAAGACAACACCCGCAAGTTTTAATGCCACCACGATGATCTGATGGTTTTCTTTGATCCAGCTGCTGACCAGGACCATCACCTTCATCATCTTTACAACGAGCATCTGCAGCGTGGGCACGAGCGCTGAACCCAGATTAAAAATGCCCATCTTGACCACAGACCAGAGTCTGCCCAGTGCGTCGCTAAATTCCTCAGCGGCCTTGGCGTCCGCACCGCTCATGGTGATGCCCAAACTTCGTGCCTCGGCCTGCATCGCCTCGATCCCTTTTGCACCATCGGCAAACAGGGGCAGAAGTTTTGTCCCCGATATCCCAAAAATCTTCATGGCCACCGCAGCCTTGAGCGTAGGGTCGGTGATCTTGCTGATCTGATCCGCCAGCAACTTGAACTGTTGTTCGGGCGAGAGATTCGCCAAGTCATCGGCGGTCATGTTCAGATCTGCCAAAGCGTCTGTTGCAGAGCTCAGGCCTTTGCCAGCGTCATACACAGTGCGCTGCATGCCACGAATACCCTTTTCCAGACTCTCGATATTCACATCACTCAGTTGGGCTGCGTAACTAAGTTCGCTCAGGGCTTCGACAGAGAGACCGGTACGTTTAGCCATCTTGGCGGTTTCATCACCGTAGCTGGCAAACAGCTTGACCGACCCAGCTAACGGCGCAAACATCGCGGCCCCCAGGCCTGCGATCTGCATGCCCAGAGCGCGAACACGATTACCAAACGCCCGGAGCTTCTTCTCGGCAGCGCGCAGGCCACGCAAGAGCTTGCTGTCATCTGCAAACAGTTCGACAAATGCTTTACCGGCTCGGATGCCCTGGGTCGTGGCCATTACGGTTTAATCCTTCTTGGTGGGCTGAGAGTCTCTAAGCCGTTGTGGAACTTGCGCACGACATGCCAACGGAACCCGAGCTTGTAGAATGCAGCGTGCAAGGCACGCATCTGGTCGGTGTTGACGGGCTTGTCCACACCCAATAGTTCGATGGTTTGGGGTCCGTGAGTTTTAACGGTGGCGGACCAGGTGTAGTCGTCACCATAAACACCCCCTTGATCGCCGTGGTTCTTTGGGCCATCAGCTTCCAGACCAAAACCACGGACGATCATGGTGAGGATTTCGATATGGGCGGTGTATTTGGACATGGTGACCTCATGGAGTTGAGGGGGTAAGGCGTTGCCGGGCAGAGGCAATGGCTTGGTCCACCTGGGTGTCGGTCATGTTGGCGGCTGCGAGAATGTCGGCCTTCTGCTGCTCGGTGAGCTTGCCTGCCTGTTCTGCCAGGCGGTACTGCGACATGCCAAGATCAAGCAGTGCACGGGCAGACTGGATGAGAGCGAGGATTTCAACGAGGGTCATAAGCAGGCTCCTTGGAGGTGGTCGTGTCGAAGATGGGCTTAGAATCAGAGGGAATTGGAGGTGTGGTCAGCTGGATCAAAATGGCTTGTACGACATCCAATGCGCTATCAAAAGCGCTGCCGCCTTCAGGTAACTGTGCGTGCGCTGTGGTGAGACTCGCGCGTGCGGCCTGGAGCAGCTGGCCACGCTGGACGATCTGTTGATCATCCATGAGAGGCACATTGGCCAGGTAAATCTGGTTGGCAGTGTTGAGCGCTTTGCGCTGCTGATACCAGCGGTCTTGAGGCGTGGCAGCACAGCCAGCAGAGGCCGTCATGATCAACAGCAACAACAGAGCGATCAGGTAACGTGGATGAGACATGGGATTCTCCTGTACAGAAGTAATTGTCAAAGTGGCCAGGCACAATCGAGTTTTCAGGAACTTTCGCTACTACTTACCGAGCGCTCCCTGGCGATCCATTTCGTCATGCTTGATCTGGATGGCCTGCTTGAGCTGCTCGGTAAGTTGTTCTGGCGGAGCTTTGCCACGGTTGGCGTCGGCGTAGGCCTGCAGCACGAAGCGCAGGGCGGTGTCGAGTTTGGCGAGGCCTTTATTTCCCGGGGGACTTCCGGGGGTTTCGGGGGTGTCATTGGGGATGGCTTTTTCCGCGAGTTTGATGGCAGTGATGATGGAGCCTTCCCACTGCCGCCACTTTTCCTGGAAAGGGTTGAACTTGCTGGCCAGCCAGAAGAACAAAAGCACCAGCAGCAGCCAGATGACACCTAAACCCAGGCCAGAATTAAACAGGTGATCGAGAATAGGGAGCAGAGATTGTGTGTCCATGGAGAGAGCCTTTCTAAGGGCGGGAATTCCGGGGGTTTTGGGTGACGAGTGCCTCTTTGAGAATGGAGAGCGACTGTTTGTCTGCGACGGGTTGTTTGCGATGATCCAGTTCGACGTACGGATTAAAATCTTTGGGCTTGAACGGGCGTGTCTTCTTGGGGTCACGATGAGCGTTGGCGATCAGGGTGCAGATGATGGAAGTATGCGCCCAACGTTCGCGGCCCTGTCCCTCAGCCATCCACAGCAGTTGTCGCAATGTGAATGGCCGTGGATCAATACCTAGCGACCCCGCGATCCGCCAGACCTCGCACGATGGGGCGTTCCCTGTATCGCCGTCTTCACCATCTGCCCGGGGTCGATCAGATCGATCTTCGCTTCGATGGCCTGCACCGCTGCGTCGATCAGAGCCATCTGCTTGCTCAGCGCTTTGGCGCGATCGTTTCGGCCCCGGGAGTGGAAAAAATCAATGAGTTCCTCATAGAACGCTTTCTGCGCGGCAAGCAGTGTCTGGCCATCGAAGGCAGATCGCACCTGTGCGGCCGTGACCTTGTGGGTTTCGAACTGGTTGTCCAGCAAGGCACAGAGCACTTCGCCCAAAAACATTTCGTCGGTCCCGAGCAACGTCAGAATAGGTTGGCCGTCCGGATCACCTTTCCGGGGGGCTTCGGGTTGAAGCAGGTCCACGCCCAACTTGTCTTTGACCGCCATGGCGGTGCCAAGGTTCAAGGCAAGGGTCCAAGTACGGCCCGCTGCATCACTAAACGTTTTCATGATTTAAGACTCCACCTCGACCCATTGATCAAAGACGGCGAGCTTGGCCGTCACGCTGACGGTCACGCCTTCTTCCAGCGGTTCACTTCGACTGAAGTTTGTAATGGCAAAGTCGCCAAGCGGACCTTCACTCCCTACTGCGTCGCTTGCGCCGGTCAGTACCGCCAGGCGAACATTGCCTGCTGTGAGGAACGCTGTTTTGATCGCGTCAAAGCCTGCGTCGCCCGGCTTCCACAACATCTCAAACTCTGCGGTACATTCGCGCAGCGTCGGTGCCGTGGCACGCCAACCCTGGTTAGCACGTGTGGTGACGTCCGCCTCACCTGCTTCAAGATTGAGCGTCACGTCCTTGACGTTGCCCATCTCTGTCAGCGTGGCCAGTGCGCCTCCTGTGGCCCCCTGGTAAATCTTGGCGTTCATGCCAAGGACAAATGATTGAGACATTTTTAGTTACTCCTTATCGAACTGAATCTTTCCACATGGATGGAAGCTGAGGCTTTTCCTTCTCAAACGCTGGTCCCATGAACGGCCTGCCACGGATAAAAGCTGACTTCGTTTTGCCGTACTGGGTGACTTTGCCGATGCCGCCATACTCCAGCAGACTTGGTGCCTCACCCCGACCGTTCTGTGTCAGCTGTACCGGCCCGATCACCACACTGCGGCTTTCCGGGGCATACCCGAAGAAGATGAACTTCTTTAGTAACCCTGTGTGACTACTGGGTGGCTGACCTGGCGGTGATGGACTCTTTCGTTTGCGAATCGAGGACTTTGCCGTGCGACGCACAAACGCACCGAACTTACTGAGCACACGTCGTGTGGTTTTGTCGACCTTGTTGGTAACAGCCTTCTTGTCGAAGAAGAGCTTGGTGATTTCAAAGTCGATCATTTGATCGCTCGATAGGTGACGGTCAGGACACTGGTGAAGACGCTTTGCTGCGCCAGATGCTCAGGGACATAAAGCGGGTCATTGGCAATCGACACCCACGTGGCCCAGGGGAATCCGACAAGCTGTCGTCGCTGAAGATGATTGGCGATTTGATCCACCAGCGTGCCCAGTGATGCGACCTCGGTGTCCATGCTTGTTGGGGCGAGTTTTTTCTGCAGACCGATATCGATAGCGATCTCGTACTGACTGCTGGTGCGCGTGGCACCCGTGATATTCACACTGCGTGGCACCACGGTCACCTTCAGTTCCGCCAGATCCTTAAGTTCAAATTCTGGCAGGACACGACGCACCGCCCCCGGAATGCCTGATGGCAATAAACCTGCCGCGTTAATCTCTGCGGTCACTGCATCTGCAATATCAAGGGCAAGACTCATGTAATTAGCTCCTGGTGATCCAGGCCACGAGGCCTGAGGTGATGGAAGTGACAACTGCGCCGATGATCAGCCAGATCAGTTTGGACTGACGTTTGGCATCCTGCTCCAGACGATCCAATCGCATCTTGATGCCAGGTTCACCATTGCCACGAATCGCTTCGTCCAGGTGATCCAATTTGCCCTGAATCACTTCGAACTGTTTTTCACAGTGCGTTCTGAATTCGTCTTGCGTGGTGGTGTCGGTCATGACAGGTTTCCGGGGGGGCCGATGTCTTTGGTGTGAATGCGTAGGGTGTTGTGGTACGGGTCGGACCAGCGCCAGAAGCCATCGCCGAGCAGATCGAGTACTTCGTACTGCGTGTCATCATTGATGATGATGTCGCCGCGTTGTGGCGGATACAGCAGGCCTAGGTCTTCAGCCAGCATCAAGAAGTCCACCACATGTGCACGGATCGAAGCGCCAGTGTTATCGGTGACGTCGAATTCTGTCCTGCCGAACGTGGCCTGCAGCGTGACTGGCGACTGACCAATACGTTGGTACAACACCACGCTGGCCATGTGATCCGTGCGCTGCTTGGCGAGCCACGCTAAACCTTGTTTGAGCATGTCAACCATGGATCATTGCTCCAGCCGGGTGCGCACCACAGCATCGGTATCAGCTGCGATGAGAATGGATTTACCCAGGTACTTGTTGGCACCCGAGTCATCGTCAGCTGTGGCCAGCGTGTTGGTCGCATCCCAATACAACTTGGTGCCAGAAGCGAAGCCACTACCCACAGTCACAGCCTTGGGAAAATCAAAAACACCAGTGACTGCCAACGCGCCCAATGCGCCAGCGGGAATGTCGACCTTGGTGACACCCACCAGATCGCCTTGTACAACGACCGAACCTGCGGGCACCTCGGATGATGGGGTGTAGTCAATCGTGTTGCCGTCTTGAATAAATCGAGTCTGAGCCATGGGGCAGTTCCTTGTATGGAAGGGGAAAATGAGGGAATTTGCATGAACGGGTTTACTTAAGGAATCGCGTTACCCAGGTGGGCTGCCAGTTGTTCGGCCAGGCGATCCACAGCGTCGCCAATGGTCGGTGGGGTTGTGCCAGCCCATGATCCGACCACACTCTCATAGTTCACCTGAACCCCTTGAATGAGCCGGACGATCTGGGATGGATTCGCCATGATTTCCACCGGCAGACCGTTGTTGTGAACACAGACGCCCAGCAGCACCGTGACACCTGCCGATGCTGTAATCATGCCTGGGCTGTCATCATCAACCAGTACGTCATGGACACCGATGAATCCGCCGGTGCCGCCGTGATAGATAACGTCACCTGGGCCAACCGGTCCGGCAGCGACATCTCTGAGGTTGATCGAAGAAGTGCCCGCCAAGTAGACCAGCGTCGTGACGTTCATCCCGATCGCGCTGAGTTGACCGTCACTCATGCTCAATGAGGCCGCACCTGACAAATTGATGGCCGTGGCGTCCCCACCGACGACATTGCAACCGCGCATGACCAGGCGACCGCGTGTCATGGTCACGACACTGCTGTTGTTGTTCTCATCGGAGTAGAAGACGGTCTGCCCGGACGCTGTGATCAGGACATCACCGCCGCCGTTGTCCACGTAGAAGGCGATTTTGCCGGTATGGATGGCGTTGACCTGCACATCACTGATGGACAAGAGCAATTTACCGGTAAAGCTGGCATGTCCTTTAACGTAGAGCACCTTATCCGTGGTAACAGCAGACGTGGACTCCAGAGTCAGCCCGCGCAGGGCAATGGCATTACTCGAAGCATTGCTGGGACTGTCAATACGCAATGGCGGCAGCACGGTGGCCTTTGCTGCACCGATTGAATCGGTCACGATCGCCAGATTCCGGGTGGTGACGCTATCGCTGGGCAGTGTCATGACCAGTTCATCGGTCTGTGCCAGGTACTTGCCTGAAGGCGACACCACCAATGCTCCATGGAGTACGGTGCCGTCGGGACTCATGGCCAAGAGGGCATCAATACCATCTTGAACCAGGACATAAGGCTTGTCGAAGGTGCCGTCGGCGGTGTACACATCGGTGCGCTCAGCATCGACGTAGATGGTGTTCACGCTGCCCAGCGCACTGCCGCCACCGCCCGGTTCGCCAATCTCCGACAGCAGCGCCAGTACCCGACCGTCCGGGTCGGCGATGCGGTCATTACCCGTGGACCAGTCTCCCTGCTGGTGAAGGACAATGCCGCCTGTAATGTCACCAATAAGCACTTTACGATCACTCATGATCAAGACTCCTGTTGTAGTTCGGGAATGGTGATTCCCAGATGTTGTTCAAGTAATTCAGCGATGCGATACAAAGCCTGTCGTTCGGCGTCAGTGATGATTTTGCCGCTGCCTGCAGTTGTGATCTGATCCAGCACAGCTTTGTTCGGGTGCGAGTGTCCGCTGCCAGAACCAGAGCTTCCGGGGGTTCCGGGGGAGTAATAGCCCATGGGTCACCATGTCCCTCCGATGAGGGTTACCTTGTCGCCAGCGGTGCCTTTGACCTGGAGGGCAGAGAGTTCAATACGTTTGAAGTCATGCCATTCGCCGTTGATCAGGAACACCTCATGCGCCGGATCATCTGCACTGCGAAGCAAAACTGTGGCAGCGTTGGTTGGCGGAGTACTGAGCGTGACCGAACCCACCAGCGGTGTGGCTGACAGTGGCTGCCAAGCGCTGGTGACCGTGATTGTTCGAAGAATGACGTTGTGCATGCTCAACACTCCAAGGGGGACGACGAAACACACCAGTTAGCAACGATGGAAAAATTCCGGGGGCCGGGGTTCCGGGGGGGTTAGGCTTCGCCTTTGAGTTTCAACGCGCCACGGTAATCCTGCTCTCTGACACCGAAGTCGATGTAGCCTCGGAACTGCACGCCCAGGGTGTTGAAGTCGGCGTCGGTCTTTTCCACGGTGGGACGATCGATCCCATTGAGGAACGCCACTTCAATCGCAGGCAGGCGATTGGGGTCTGACAGCAGATACCAGGCCTTGAGAGAGTTGCCTGTAAAGCTGGCGTTGGAGAGGTAGGACGAACTGACCACTTCAAACTTGCCCACATGCGGGTTGCTGTTAGGTTTGGGCTTGTTGGCCGTGGTGGTTTCATTGACCTGCATGCTGGTCATCAGCAATTGGGCAGGAACTTTGAGGGCTGTGGGCACCAGGAGAATGGAAGCGGGGATGCCCAGGGGTCGACCGTTGGGTTTGACCTGCTGGCCGAAGCTAATTTCAGCAGCGGTCAGACCGTCAATGGTCAGAGCGGTGTCGACACCGTCGAGGTAGTTTTTGTGCTCGGTAGAGAAAAATGCATGGCTGTCAGATTGCACAGGGTTGTTGAGCCAGAGATTCCACACGGCATCGGCGATGGATTCACCTGCGCCCATACCGATCTGGCGCGGGATATCAGTAAAGGCGCCCATGTCATCGTTGATGATCATCTGCCTTGTCAGCGCGAACATGATGCCATGCGTCTGAGCTTTTTGGCCATATTTTTGCTCAGCGAGTTTTCCGTGCTTGAGCTCACCGTCCGGACCCACTTCCTCAAAGGTGAATGAGCCGGTCATGCGGTAGCGGCTGTGCTCCTTAAAATCGTTGACACTGGCGATCTTGGCCACCTTGCGCCAGCTGTCCTCGATGTAGGTGTAACCTTCCAACAGCATTTTGTTGGCAATGTTGGACAGGATGCCAGGAAGCGAGGTGGTGGAGAATGCAGCTTGAAGCCAGCCCGCAGCGTCACGTCGGAAGCGTGGCAACTGCTGACCGCAGGCAAGCTCACAGAATTCCTGGATGCCGATACCGCGCAGCTTGTCGGCGGCTTCGAGGATGGGTTCACTGTAGAGGGCTTCGATGCGGGTGTTGGGACAGCCTGAGGCCATCAGTCCGACTGCTTCAAAGACCTGGGGCGTAGTATTACGCGGCGTGTGACGCCCGGAACCCAAGCCGGTGCCACTGATCTGCGGTCGTGAGGCGCGGAGGATGGCAAGTTCGGTTTTGGTTTCATCCCAACCTTCTTCGATGGCTTTTGCTTGGATGTCGGCGTGCTTATTGTTGTCGGTCACGCAGATTTTCTGGATGGATTCGATGCGCCGGGTTTCAGCGGCGACACGCTGACGCAGTTGCTGCACGGGGTCTGCAACATCGGTGTTGGCGTGGGCGTGCAGTGTGGCCGACGCGTTGACTGTGGCAAGCGTCGCTGGCTTGGGAGGGACGACAGGCTGCTGCGTGTTTTTGGCAGTCCCTTCATCGTTGGGCTTGGAATCGGCTTCAACGGTGTTGGTCGAGGTGGTAGAAGTGTTGGTCTGCTGAGTGGTCATGGACGGTTTCTCCAAAGAGAGTGATTGAGATTGCATGGCGGCGATACGGGCGGACGTTGCGGCGTCGGCACCGCTGTCGACAAACGAGATTTCTTTAAGAATGGCCTGGCGGACGATGTGAAGCGGCCCGTTAAAACTTCGACCATTCACAGTGACGCTCTGGCCGTTGGGAATAAACTCGGCGTCCACCACGGCAGCACCGATGCTCGCCTGCCACGGAAAGCCTTTGACGCCGCTCTTGGCCACATCACGAGCCCAAGATGTGTCACGACTGACGACGCCTTCGGCGATCACTTCTCCCTTCTCGATAGACACGCGCTGAGTGTGACCCACGCCTTGACGTGGGTTGTGATCCAGCCGAACCGGGATGTCCTGGCGATCAATGGCAAGACCCTCAAGGTCCACCACCACAGGGTGTGGGAACCCAGCGATGCGCATGACCCCGCCGGTGTAAGCCACCATGCTGAACTTGGGGGCCTGTGTATCAGCGTCGCCTGCGGCCTCGATGGTCAGTGGACATTCAAAGACCAGATATTCAGGCTGCGTCAGCGTCTTGATTGGCATCGTTGATGTCGTCAAGTTGGTCCTCCATATCGTTGGGGTTGGTAGAGGGTGAGGCCTGGGATTTCGGGGGTTCCGGGGATACCGGGGATTCCGGGGGGGCAGGCATCAGGCCCAGCTTGTTCATGAGCGTCAGTTCTTTGGCGCGCTGGTGTAATTCCACTTCCCAGTCTTTGCCCTGGCGGGCATATTCGGCGGCAAGGGTGGTGGTATTGCTGCTTAGTCGTGTGGCTTGGGCATTGGCTTCTTTGGCAGGGTCCACATGCTCGGTGCCATCAAAGAACCATTGGTGGGCGATGGTTGTTTGCCTGCCCAAGCCCAGGACGATCTGAGCCTCATGCAGCCACGCACTAAAAATGCGATCCAAAACCTGCTCAGCCAGATGGGCCTGTTCCACGCGGATGCTCTTAAAATACGTCTGGTGATCCAGGCGGCCTGAGGCGTAGTTGTAACCAGCGCTGTTACCGGCGGCGACGTTGAATGGGAGATTTAAGCAACGTGCGATTTCGTTGAGGATTTCGTGCTTGAATTCGGCGTAGGTGGTGGTGGGCTGCTGCGCTTCGATCTGGCCAAGCCGCCAACCGTCGGGCAGGACGGTGGCCATGCGTTTTTCCAGTGAGACCACGTCCATCGGTTCGAGCGCCTGTGCTTCACCGTTGGCAGGCGAATCGGTAAACAACACGGCAGCAAAATCCGCGGCCGTCTCTGCGGCTGCAATCACTGCCAGGGTGTAACGACGAAGCTGCGCGAACAGTGGTAATGCGGGTGTAATCTCAGGCACACCACGATGCTGGCCAGGCCGATCACCACGGAACCAGTGAATCACCGCGTCGGCAGGCACGATGTCATACGGGGTCTGCCAAGTGCTTAGACTCCGGGGGCTTCCGGGGTCGCCAGGGTGATTGCGCAGGATGCTGTAACTTGATGGATTGCCATACGCATCCAGTGTGATGCCATCGATGTCGGTGCTGCTGGAATAATCCGGCGACACCACGCGGTCCGCTTCAACCAGTCGAATGTCCAGGCTGACGGGTGAATCAATGCTTGGGTTTTCAGTCAGGATGGCGAAGGTTTCGCCATCGGTGCTTTTGGCCATGCGCATGGTGCGGAGTTTTTCAGGAAGATTGACGGCGCGTGCCCACTGGGTGAATGCGACCTCCACATCGTGATTGGTCTTGTCATGACCGCTGAGTAATTGCAGGCGTGGTCCGGTGCCGATGCAGTCGTTGGCCAGGGTCAGAACAATGCCCTTGGCGTAGCTGTTGTTGGCGACCTCGTAGCGGGCGCGTTCACGCAGCTTGCGCCGCACATCTTCTGAAGCAGAACTGTCAGCAGACAGTGAATCGGCCATGGCCCAGTGACGAGCGTTATCGCGCGTGGTCTGTGCGGCGTCGTAGCGGGCTTGGATCACCCTGGGCGTTGTCGCCGTGCGACCGCGTGCCTCAGCAGGCTGTTGGTCCTTGTTTTTACGACGAAGTGGCCACATTAAAGGCGGGTCCTGATGAGGATCGGGGAGGAACAAATCACAAAGAAATTGCAGGCGGACACTGGAATGGGGGCAGCGGAACTACCCCAGTTTCATTCTGAACTTCCGGGTGGAGAGATTTTGAAGAGCTTGATGCCCAGGCCACGTGTGCGGCTGGCCTTTTTGGATTCGAGATATTTGTCGGCGGCGATCTGGTCCGGCAGGCTGTGCTGCTGGACGTTCACGCCGTCGGCGCTGGCCTGTTTAGGGCCAGCAGCGTTCTCTTTGATCGTTTCATCCAGTTCTTCTGTCATCACATCAGCTCCACTACTGCCGAACTGACCAGCGTGCGTTGTCGATTTCGACGAAGTCGTTGGGCAAACGTGGCCACTGCACGAGCTGGGTCGCGACCCTCCAGATGCGCGAGCCACGCTTCTTGGATGGCGTCGTCTCGGTCTTTAGGATTCACGAACCGCAGCTCGATGAGCAGTGGGCCACTGTCCGGCACTGGGGGTAGTTTCATCTTCATCACAAAGGATGTGTCAGCACGAAAGGGTTTGTGCGCGATCAAAGTTGAAATATTCGCCAGATAGTTCCACCGGTGTAATTCAGACGTGGTACTGGCCCCGTGCGGGATCGCCCTGGAGGGTTTCTCGGGTGACAATGCGTCTTGCACAATGGCGGCAGGACCGCACACGGGTGATGCCGTGCTGAGTCGGACGGGTGTAGACCACGTGAAAATGTCGGCAGCCACAGCCTCGGCACTCAAACCCTGAGGGCGAGCTGGAGGTATTCGTCAGATGGATCGGTTTGCGGGGTTCTGGGTGTGAATTCTGTGTGGTCATCAGCTCCTCCCTTGCAGCATCGAAAGCTTCAGACGTGGACGGTTGTGGTCACGTCTGGTATCGGTTCCAAAGAGCACACAACCCTGCATGCTTGCTGCCGCGGCGCAACCGACCAGGCAGTCCAGCCAGTGGTTGTCCAGACCAGGTTTGCGCAGCTTCCATTCGTCGACCTGACGGCCGCGTCCCTCGGTCTTCACGCGGTACTCGGCCGTCAGGTGCTCTGAGAGAAGTCGATGATCAAGCCCTCCCCCGGACCCTACCCCGGAAGGAGGCGCGAACAGCGAGAGACACCCCGGATCACCCATCGTCACTGCCAGCCGCGCATGGACAAAGCTCTTCCAGTAATTGATATCCATCAGAGCGTGACGCACGGCACGTCGGCCCTGGACGTTGGGCACACGCCAGTGCAGGCCCGTACGGTCGCCTCGCTTGGGCTTGTAATCAGAGAACGGGATACTTGACGCACCCACGTAGCGCCCGTGGCTGGGCATCAGTACTGCGGCATGCGGACTCTGGCGACAAAATTGGTAGACCACATCGGTTGAGTTACCCCAGTTGGCGTCGATCAGGCATCGCTCAATAGTCATCTGGGCACCATCGTCGCGTCGCCAATGTCGGGTCAGATATTTTTTGGTGAATGTGTCCAATCCCGCGTAGATCGCCCCTTCCTGCCCTGCCCCAGAATGAACAGCCATGAGTGTCTGCCGAATATCACGCAGAGTGAAGTAGGCCCGCTTCTGATCGGGGTATGTTCCATAGTCCAGCAGATAACCTGTGAAGTCCTCCTCCCAGCCGCAGAGCGTCCAGAACAATGCGCTTCCCTGCACGTCGATGAACATCGTCAGGTGGTTGACGCCCACTGGCACCTCACCACGTTTCATGCCATTGGTCTTGGCTGCTATGACTTCAGGCGTAAGCAGATCATCAGTTTCATCCGATTCTGAGAGCGGTTCGTTCTGATATTCCGCCCAGAATGCCGCCTCACCCTGGTCTAGCTTCAGGTTCATCGCGTGCTGGATGGCACTGAGTTCGTCGGGGTTGTGGCGCTGCGGCCAGGCGATCACTGATCCCACGTCCATTTCGACCTGGTTGTCCCGGTAAAACTCGGTAGATTCTCCCACACCACGGTCCGCGCGTTGTCCCTCGGCACGCAGACGGGCGTACTCCTGCCAGAGCTTTTCGTGCGTCGGGAAGGCGTAGACCATCTTCGTGCGCTGGCCCTGCCATTGGGGATGTTTTTCCCGGTCTAGGATTCGGTCGGCCATGTCATCCGGACGGACCACTGTCAGGGTCATCAGGCCCGCGATCTTCTTTCCCGGACCGGCCAGGCCCAGAATCGCACCAGCTAGGATCTGTTCGCGCGTCGTGCATTGTGAACGTGAGCGTGCGGACTCATCCGTCTGTGGATCATCCAGCAGCACCAGCGACGGACGGGGTGTCTTACCGTCAGCGCGTTTGTGTTTCATGCCACGGATACGACCGGTGATCCCGGCGACCTTGATGATGCCGCCACTGGCAGGCGATCCTTCGATGGTTGGTAATACGATCTCTTTGGCAGTCCAGCCCACGTGGGTCCGTGCCCCACGATACAGCTGACCTGCGGCACGCTGATGAATCCCTTCCAACGCGCGGATCGGACCGGTGACTTCCGCGAAGTCCTCATCCAACAGATCGTTGTTCTCCAGTTCGCTCTTCATGGAATCCAGCATGTCGGCGGCGTGGTCTTCGTCTGAACCGATCAGAGCCACGAATTCCCTGTGTCCATACAACAGCGCCCACAGACAGGCGGTCTCACACAACGTGGTCTTACCCGACCCACGTGGCATGGCCATCGCAAACAACCCGCCTTCAATCACAGCGGTCTCAATCTTGGCAATCACTTTTAGATGGTCAGGCGACCAGGCCAGGTGGAACGTCTGAGGGAAGTACGCCTCACAGAACCCTCTAAAACTCTGACGACAGGTTTCTTTGCGGCCAGGGTTGATCGGTGGGTGGACCCAGCCTTCGGAGCCTATGTCACGCGAGGACTCTGACGAAGCCCGGCTGCGGGCGTTGACGGCGTCCTTGTGGGCCTCGTAGTCGCCTTCGGTCCAGCCCGGCTCAAACGTCTCACGCCGGGCATGGAACAACCATGCGGCGTAGCGCACCAGGTCGATACGTTTGCCGTCACCAATCTTGTATGCGGCACGGTTCAGGTGCCGGTAGACCAGATGCGGCTGAACCACTTCACCTTGCGGCGTGGAGTTGAGCAGGCGCACGGCCTCTGCGACACGAAGTTGGCGTGGGTCGACGTTCCGGGGGTTCATCGGGTCTGTACCTCCCGCACGAGCCATGCAGCGTACTGGACCAGGTTCATCCGTCCCCCCGGACTGACCGGTGCTCCGGCGTCCAGGTCAGATTGAATCTGCTCTACGGTGATGCGTTTTCCTCCAGCAGCTGACAGCAGCCGTGACACTTCCTCTATGGATAGAGACATCGGATTGACCTGGTCCGGGGCACGGGCTTGGGTAGATTCTGCCACAGTTTAACCATCCTAACATGCTGCAATTACTTGGATTATGAACGAATATCGCTTGATGTCATCGCCAACCCATGGCTTAATGAACATGTCACCACGCAAAGGAAAACACCATGAGCAAAGACACGACCAACAGACCTCACGACGCCTACCAGGCACGCGCCAACGACATCGCCCGCCTGATGGATGTGCTGCAGATGGAACTGGCCAAGCACGCGCAGGCCGCCAGCACGAATGCCAAATGCTGGGGCGAAGCAGAAGAAATCGGAAAGGTCCGAAGCGACCTGATCGACCTGGTCGGATTCATCAGCGGATTCGACCGCCAGAACATCGAAGATTTTTTGACCGAAGCCGAGTAACCCACCCTTCAAAGGACCACCACCATGCGTACCAGACGAATTGAACTTGACGGAGAGACTGGGCACGTCGCCATTGAGCGGAACCCACCCCGGAATGGCGAAACCACCATCCGCATCGACAGCATCATCCGCGACCCACAACGCGGGCAGCAGGCATGGAAGACCTGGAACCTGCCCGCCAACATCAGCGACGAGCACCTCTTCCATATCGCCATTGAGGTGCAGTTCCGCAGCGACGGGCATACCGGCACCAACAGCGACATTCACGACTACTTCCGCGAAATGCAGCGGTTTCAGGATTGAAAGGAAAGTCCTATGATCACGAAACATGAAATCTTCACGCAGATCGCCAGCGAGCACCTGGGCATCGAGACGCTTGAGCAGCGCAACCGCGACTGCCTGGACTTCCACGACGTCGGGGTGGTTGGCGTGCAACGGGCACTGGACGCCGCCTACCGCGCTGGGCAGAGCGAGTTCCGGGGGCTGCTCGCCGCAGCCGAAGCGCTGGTGAGCGAAAACGATCAGCAATCCGAGTCGGTTGAGCATTACAAGCGGCTGGCTGAATACTGGCGACGCCTTCGTCAGGCCATACGCCACGCCAAAAAACAGAACACACCCCCGAAGCGCTGAACGAGCGTTCGGATGATTCACGGGGCACATCGCCCTCAGGGCATGGCCAGCCCGAATACGGCCACAGGAGATTTCGTCATGAAGAAGGAACAGATCAAAATCGGACAGGTGTACACCGCCAAGGTCAGCGACAAGCTGGTGCCGGTACGCATCGAGAAAGAACATGCGGGCGGCGGATGGGACGCCACGAACTTGAAGACCAACCGACCGGTGCGGATCAAAAGTGCCCAGCAGCTGCGGAACGCGCTCTCCCATCAGGATGAACCGGCTACGGCAGCTGAAACCACACCAGCCAATCCTGTCAAAGCCCCAAGGCAAGAGACCAAGCCAACACCTACGCCCGCAGTACCCAAGCCCACCAAGACCAAGAAGGTCAGCGGTCTGGATGCCGCCGCCCAGGTCCTCAAGGACGCAGGCGAACCGATGGGCTGCAAGGTGATCGTCCAGACCATGCTCGACAAAGGCATGTGGTCCACTGGAGGCGCAACGCCGCACGCCACGATCTACGCTGCCATCCTCCGCGAGATCAAGACCAAAGGCAGCGAAGCACGGTTCAAGAAAACCGATCGCGGCTTGTTCGCCCTTAACGCCTGAGACACAACCATGAAGCGCTGACATCACTTGGCATCTCCCTCACTTACCCTGGCCATCTCGGCTAGGGTTTTCTCCGGCATGTCCGTTCTCATCGCATGGCCTCCTCACGTGCTTTCATGGGGATGGGAGCCTGGCCGGTGCGCTGGAGAATTGCGGGCTTGCCGGTAAAACGCTGGTAGCGATCAGCAATGACATCGCAATAAGGCTCGTCGATCTCCATGAGGAACGCGCGACGACCGGTCTGTTCTGCGGCGATCAATGTGCTGCCGCTGCCTCCAAATAAGTCCAGGACGTTTTCCCCTACGAGGCTGCTGTACTGCATCGCACGCACAGCCAGCTCCGCGGGCTTGGCCGTTAAATGTTCCATCTGCTGGGGTGGGATTTTCTTGACGTGCCAGAGGTCCGTGGCATTGTTGGGGCCGTAGAACCGGTGAGCCGCGCCTTCTTTCCAGCCATAGAAAGCGATTTCGAACGCTCCCATAAAATCCTTGCGGGTCAATACAGGGTGCTGCTTGTCCCAGATGATTCCCTGGCTGAAATACAGACCGTTCTTTTTGAGGAATGGCGGGTAGTTGCCAAGATTGGCGTAGCCACCCCAGATGTAAAACCCACAACCTTCCTTGAGCACCCTTGCCATGTTCCCAAACCATGCGTCGAGCATGCCGTCGAATGCTTCGTCTGTCACAAAATCGTTGGCCAGCGGACGGTCCTTGGCTCGCATCTGTTTGGTGGTGCCTTTGGCTTTGGTCTTGTCTCTGGCCAGATCAAAGCCTTGATGGTGCATGCCCTTGGCGTCGGCGCTGTCGATGGCGCTGCGCTTGGTAGCGGCGAACGATGACAGACCAGCTGCGATAGCATTGTTGCTGCGTGGCTCGACCTTCACGTTGTACGGCGGATCGGTATTCACCAGGTGGATCACTTCACCATCCAGCAGGCGATCCACATCTTCAGGCTTGCTCGAATCGCCACAGAGCAGGCGATGGTTACCCAGAATCCACAGGTCGCCGGGCTGTGTGATCGCCTCATCCGGTGGTGCGGGTACGTCGTCCGGATCGGACAAGCCTTCATTCACATCGCCGGACATGATCCGCTGGAGTTCTTCCTGGTCAAAGCCGAGCATTCCGATGTCAAAGTCCATGTCCCGCAGCGCTGAAAGCTCGATGGGCAGCAGCTGGTAATCCCACTGAGCAATCTCGTTGGTTGCGTTGTCGGCGATGCGATACGCCTTGACCTGCGTCGGTTCCAAGTCCGTGGCCACATGGACCGGCACCTGTTTGAGGCCCAATTTGAGCGCTGCCTTGTACCGAGTATGCCCGACGATGATGATGCCATCGGCGTCCACCACGACTGGCTGGCGGAAGCCAAACTCTTTGAGCGACGTGGCCACGGCATCTATCGCCTCATCGTTCTGGCGGGGATTGTTTGGGTACGGTTTGATCTGGTCAATCGGACGAAGTTCAATCAGCATGGGAGTCTCCTAAAAGTTTTTTTCACGAAAGAAAGTCAGTCGATATTGGCTACTGTTCCCGCGGGCATCAGGAAAAGACTTTGCCCGGGAAGGAACCATGCCATCCAATGAGGTCTGCCACTCTGGCACACGACCGCCTGATCGCCCACGTTGGCCCGTGTTGGCCAGTGGCGTCTGGTGGTAGGTCTGGACGCCTCGATCACCTTGCCCGCGACGTGGACCGACGTGGCGTACGTTTTGCGTTTCGTTTTGCGCTTGGCTTTGGCGCGGGGCACGCCGGTGCTGGTTCGTTTCGTTTTGTGTGCGCCCCTTTAGGGGGCGCACAAAACGAAACGAGACCGGCGTGCGGATATTGTTTTGTGCGCGCAAAACGAAACACAAAACGAAATGCCAACCAACTCGTTTTGTGCGCAAAACAAATCACAAAACGATTCCTCATGGCTGGTCCTCCTGTCTCAAGGTCGTCGTTCGCTGGTAGGTGAATGGCTCGTTGCGTTTGCCTTCGCCATGCCGGGTAAGCCATCCGTCGCTGTCGGCAGACCGCAATAGGCGGTCAGCCAACCAATGCGACAACCCAGCCTGCACCGCTTTGTCCAGGATCACCGAGCGTGTGGCGGGTTGATCCGAGACGAACGCCTCCACGAACATCTCCACGGTCCATTCCTCTTTCTTCTCAGCCCGTTTCTTACTGCTCTCGGATCGCAGCTGTACCGGGTCCAGGTCATCCGCCGTTGACCAGACCGGAAACGACCAGCGCAGACAGCACGGTGAAACCGGTGGCCAGGAGCGGACGGCGGCGTCCAGCACGACAGCGTCCTCTTCCTCATGCGGCCGCAAGATCATGTGCGTGTCAGTCGCCCGGCTTTGACTGCCTGCACCCGCACCGACATCCGTCACGCTCTTGGACGATTGGTTGCCCTTGGTCGTGTGGTGGATCAGCACGAATGAGCAGCCCAGGCGGTCGGCGTAGCGGTCTATGTGGTTGTAGAGCGAGGCCATCGTGCCGTTGTCGTTCTCGTCCATGTCCCGGGGCATGAACCGGTAGAAGGCATCCAGAATGATGACCTTGAACTGGCCCGGTTGGAGCGACTCGAAATATGCGCCCAGCGTAAAAACGTCCTGCAGGTAGCCGCGCAGGTTCTGTACCCACACACGATCGGCGTAAGCATCGACGGGCACCTGCCGCGAGACGGCGACCTTGGGGATACGGTGGGCGCTGGTCTCGCCGTGCAGTTCGTTGTCCAGGATCAGCACATGACCACGCTCGCAGCGAAATCGCCCCAGCCAGTCCCGGCCTGTAGCGATGGACAGGGCCAGATCGGTCACCAACCAGCTTTTGCCGGTCTTTGGGCTGGCGATGATGTTCATCGTCTCACCCTCGCGCAGCAGGCCGTGGATGATCGGTCGACGCAGCTGGGGGTACGAACCCACCAGATCGCGGACGGTCATCGGCTGCATTTCCACTGGAATGGCATCGAGCGCAGACACTGTGGCCGGTGAAGCAGTACCGGGCAAAGGCGAAGGTGACCCAAACCCCTGCGCTCGCAGCGCTGCCGCAGCATGTGTCCAGTCGCCACAGTGCTCAAGCAGCGTGTAAACAGAAAACGGCGAGTAGGCCCGGTTGGCCTCGAAAGGATTTGCGTTGGCGCTAAAAACGTAGAAAACATTGTCCTTGAGTGTGGCGCTCCAGCTGTGCGATTTATCCGGCCGACGCCAGTACTCATTTTCTCCGTTGCGTACACATGTCCAGCCGTTTCGCTTGATTACCGCTCGGATATCACCGCGAGCATTGAAGTCGTCACCAGGTCTCTGCGACGTATCATCCGATGACGACGAGCGTTGTCTGGCCTTTGGGCCATCGACTGCAGGCGGCACATACTCATTGAGCTCGCACGCCGCCTGCAGCAGGGTGTCACGCTCGGTCTCGCTGAGGATGGGCAGCTTGGTCAGGTCGCCTTGGACGAGTTCGTACCCGGGGGTCGGAGCGCAGAGAAACAGACCACCTTCACCCCGGGTTTCAATCAAGGTGATGGCCTTCTGTCCGTCATGACGTTGGGCCAGCTTGAGGTTGCCACAAACTTGGGCCACGTAGCGATAAACGACGTGGTAGCCGCCTGACGGGGTATGTTCGACGACCAGCTTGTTTCGCAGATCAGACGGGACACGATCCCACCATGGCGAGAATTTTTCACCACCCGAATCAAAATCAATGATCTCGGTATTGCTCGAGGCGCGTCCGCAGAGAATGCACAAGGCGTCGGGGTTGTTGGCGAACCATGCCGATAGCTCTGCCTCGGTGGGCATGCGATCCCGGTACTGCTTCCACGCACCAACGGTCGGGCGCTTCTCGGCACGGCGGGCGGGCAGCACGGTCAAACCGGCTTGCTGGTACAAAATGGCAATGTCACGCAGGCTCATGGTTACTCCATTCACTCCTCAAAACGGGATGTCATCGTCGGCTGGCGTGTACGCAAGAACGTCGTCAGATACTTCTGTTGGTTCCGGTGAACCCAAGCCGCTTGAGTCGGGCTTGGCATCAAGCTCGTAATCCACGATGCGGTCATACTTCTCCCCAGCCACAGCACGCACCTTGATCGACCGTGCCAAGGCCAGCGCTCCAGCGTTCGCCAGTGCCACCGCGTCATCGGCGTTATTCGGGACCGGTAGACTCGAGCGCAGCCGCCACCACGTCTGGGCTTTCTGACGTGCATAACCACTGTGCTCAAAGCAGACCCATTCGGACTGGTGCTGGTGATAGCCGACCTGGTAGTCAACCCGCATGGTTCGCGGTGTTTGGGGTGGAGCGTCGCGTTTAGCGTGAACGCTGTAGTAAACGTCCGCCACCTCGTATTCCGTGATGGTTACCTCGCCCGACAGAATGCCGTTCTCACCAGCCGTAGCCTCGTGCCTGCGACGCTCAGGCGGCGGAAATTCATACCCGCACTCAGGACACGCCGCATAACCCGTAGCGATCAGAGCCTGGCACCGCGGACATTCCTTCGCTGGTGCTTCACCAGAACCTTTGCCTGGGATATCGGTGATGCGAATGGCATCCACAGGGCCGTGCCGCAGTACGTTGCCGCCAAAATCCAGTACCAGGCAGTCGGTCTTACCCTCGCATTGCCGGAACCCTCTTCCGACCATCTGGTAGTAGAGTCCTGGCGACATTGTCGGCCGCAAGAGAGCCACGCAGTCGACGTTGGGCGCATCAAAGCCCGTGGTCAGAACATTCACATTCACCAGGAATTTCAGACCGCCGTTGCGGAAACGTCGGATCAGCTCATCGCGGTAGAGCGAAGGCGTCTGTCCATCGATAAAGCCACATTCGCCTTGAGAAAATTCTTCAAGGGTGCGTGTGACGTGCTTGCCGTGCTCGACACCTGAGGCAAAGACCAGGCATGCACGACGGCCATCAATGCGAACGGCATCAACGATCTCCCGACAAGCCGATTGGACCAGCATGTCCTGGTCCATCAGTGCCTCGACCTCATCGGCCATGAATTCGCCAGCGCGCACATGCAAAGATTGAAAATCAGCTTTGTACCGACCCGCTTTGGATTTCAGGGGCGAGAGGTAACCATCACGGATCAATTCACGGATACCGATCTCGTAACAGATCGCATTGAGAATTCCATCTGGCGGCGGGACACAGATCGGTCCCGAAGACATACGGAAAGGCGTAGCCGTCAGGCCGATGACCCGCAGGTGTGGATTGACCGCGCGAGCAGCCTCAAGAAAGCGGCGATACATGCCCTCCCCATCCCCGCTCCGAGACTCACCAGGGGGAATCATGTGTGCTTCGTCTACGATCACCAAATCGAAACGTCCCAGGTCATCAGCTTTCTGGTAGACCGACTGAATGCCTGCGATGATCACCGGGTGCGTGCTGTCACGACGATTGAGGCCCGCAGAATAAATGCCGACATGGATGTCCGGACAGACCAGGTCCAATTTGTCCCTGGCTTGCTCCAGCAGCTCCTTCACATGCGCCAAGATCAACACGCGCCCATTCCAGAGATTGACTGCATCCGAGCAGATCGTTGCGATCACCGGCGTCTTGCCTCCACCGGTGGGAATTACCACGCACGGGTTGTCCTCCCGCTCGCGCAAATGCCGATAGACCGCCTGGACCGCATCCATCTGATACGGGCGAAGCGTCATCGGTTTGGATTCAAGGTTTCGTGGGGTGAATAAATTCACCTCGCCTCCTCGTTAATGCCTACACTCTGGAGCACCAGGTCACGGTGTCCGCCGCCGCGCATCGCCTTGGCTCCCAGACCACGAAGCTCGGATTCGACGTGATTGAATACGTCCAGTGCCTCGGACACTGACATGTGCCGATGCCAAGTGCATGGGTGCGCTTCGAACCAGTCGGCCACAGCGCAGTAGCGCAACGCAGCACCGAGCAATTCAGCCTGAGAGACCACCGGGTTGTCATTCGTCTTTTGGGGCATTTCAGTTCTCGCTGGGTAAAACCGAATTGCAGATTGGGCATCGAAGTAGTGGCAGCAACATGATCCGCACATGGATGTGAGGCTGATCCGATGGCTCACAACGACGCGTGATCAACAGATCAACCTGGCTGTCGTCCTGGTAAACCCCGGCGTGCTGCATGGCGTCGAGCGAGGGTTTCTGGAGGTTGTCCAGATCACGCCGTCGCCGATCCGGTGGGAACGCATCCATGCACAGTGCGATGCGACCCTGGGTCGGAGGCTTGCGACCGCCACTGGCCAGCAGCAGGCACACTTGCTCACGGAATGCCCGGCCTTCGCGGCTGATCAAAGTGCGACCCTGCACATTGCGGTAGTAACGATTCGTCGACGGCGGGTAGGGAAGTTCCAAGTTCAACATGTACACCTCGCAGGGATTTTGTCCGAAGCAGATCTTCCGGCGACGAGAACCGTCGCCGGAAGGTCCGCTGGGAGGGGTGAAAGGATGAATCGACTCAACGCCGCCACGGAGGTGTGGCATTGGCTTCTTGTGCAGGCTGAGCACTACCGGGTGCGGCTTCCCGCTTGGAATAGCCGCGCACCTCGTTGGTCATGTCACCGGTGTCGTCGCGCTTTTTGAGCTTGACCGTGATGACCAGCGGAATGTTGTGCAGCTCGACGCTGTCCGCAGGCGTCATCACACCCACTGTGCGGCAGATGGACGAAAGTTCCTGTCGGGCAAGCTGCACGGCGGTCGGGTTTGCGTTGTGCAGATTCAGCCGCGCCCACACCTTGCGGCCCTTGTACGGACCCTCAAGAACCTGGAAGGTCATCTCAAGGTATTGCCCGTTGCCGTTTTTGGTCGGTTTCATTTCCGACTCGGTGATCACCGCCAGGTACTTGCCTGCGGGAATCGGCTCAAAGTCCTGGGACGGTTCGATTTGAGCTGCGTTGAATCCATTAAGGTTGGCCATGTGAGAATCTCCTTGCTCTATAGGTAAGTGTCAGTTGGAGGCATGAATGTCAGATTCGGATGAAACTGTTTGGGCTTGGACGGGCGCAATGTCGGCCTTGCCGGAATGGGCCATGCGCGCGTAGTAGTCGTATGCCGCCCATTCCAGTGGCAGCTCGTTAGGCATGCCCAGGCGGTTCTTGGCCACGTGCGTCGGGCCTTCGCAGGTGCGCATCAGTCGCTCCGGCGAGGTGGTCTTCTTCACTTTCTTGGGATCGGTGCTGGTCGAGTACGTGGCGAAGAAAACCTCGTCACACCATTCCATCACCACCGACGCTGCGAGCTTGTGCAGGCGTGGCGCGAAACGGTCGAAGGCAGAATCTTCAGGCGTCTGGAACTTTTCGATCTTGGTATGAGCAATCAAGATGACCGCCATACCGCGCTGACGCCGCACTGCGTCCAGAGCATCCAGGAACTTGCGCCAGTAATTCAGGGCGTAGGTGTAGCCCTTCTGGAAGCCGATCTTCTCGATGTTGGTGACGTTTTCAGCGATGCAGACTTCCTGCCAGATCTGCCGTTCGAGCCAGTCCAGCGAATCGACGACCACAGTCTGGAAGTCGTGGTCTTGTGACGCCAGTTCCGTCAGTGCTGCCATGACGTCGGCAAACGTCTGGGCCAAAGGGAACTTCACGCAGTCGATTTCACCCAGGCCTTCTTCGATTTGGATGAACACCGGCTTAGAGGCACTGGCCCCGAAGGTGCTTTTGCCCACGCCTTGGACGCCGTGAATCATGCAGCGACGCGGGGCAGAACGTTTACCGACTTGGAGTTGCGATAACAAGCTCATGTTTGTGTACTCCTTTCAGGAGGTTGGAATTGACGGGGATTGAGGATCACATCCAGTCGAAGGTGCGCAGTTCCTCGTACCCAGTGGGCCATACGTCGCGTTGACGACAATCGCGCAGGTGCTTGACTGCTTCTTCGTTCTCTTTCTGTGCGATCGCCAGGACGTCCTGGGCCATGCGCCACACGCCACAGCGAAATGGTGGTTGTTTTTCCACAGCGATCAGATGCACGGGTAGCTCACGCGGATCGATACCCGCTGCCATCGCAGTGATTGAGCGGTAGAAGGCCAGCTGATGCGGATAGCGGTACTTGCGAGCGTCGGCCTCGAAGTAGTCCATGTTGTCGGTCGTCTTGAGGTCGACGATGGCCCCGCCTGCCATATGCGTGAACCAGTCCATGCGAATCTGACATTCGACGTCGTGCCAGCGTGTTCGCAGTACGGCCTCAGCGACGCCCAGCACCAGTAGCTGTCGCGCCATTTCGTGTGACATCACACCTGCGGCCAGTTGTTCGATCTGCTGCGCCTGTTTCTCGCTGACCACCGCTTTGCCCTGTGCCTGAGCCCAGGTCTGGTAGGCCTGCGAGTCGCTCTTGTAGGGCTTGCCGGTGGTTTTATTGACCGGCCCATCGCCCACGACGTACTCGGCCAGGAATTTCTCACGGCCTTCAAGAATCATCGTGTGCGCAGCACGCCCCAAAAAGTAAGCCGGGCGATCCTCGTCTTGAATCAGGCCGGTCTGCTTCCACTGGTACAGCAGTGGGCAGCGACGAAAGTCGCCCAGGCGATGGCTGGACAGGTAGTCCTTGGCCGACGCGTGGTAAATTTCAGCGGGCTCGAAGATGAATTGGTTGGGTAGAGATGTGGGAATCATTGCGACACCTCCACGCCTCGCATGGGCAGCCAGGTCATGCTGGGGTTGCCGGTGACCGTGCAACGACGCACCGGTCCGGTCTTGATCTGTCGAGCCTTACGCAGTTCAGGGAGTCGACGTGAGGGAACGTGGCGCTCCAACCCGGTCGCCACCGCGATTTCGGCGGCGGTCTGACCGGGCTTCTTCCAGACCTCCAGCAGGCAGACCTGCCGATGCGAAGCGGCGCAGCCGTTGGCTTCAACTTCCTGGGCAGCCTGGTGTGATGTGATTGGATCGTCTCTTCGGGCCAATGCGTGCATTGATGGTTCTCCAGCAGGTGGTGTCGTTGCGTGTGGATCGCCTGTGATCCGTGACGCCGTTACCTGTTATTTGCCGCTGGTAGAAAACTTGCTCGGTCAAAAAGATGTGACCCACTAAACACACATGCGCCACATGTGGGCTATGGGCTGCGCCGGTGAACCTGTAATGCGGCGCATGTGTGGCGCAGATGAAGTGAGCGGCGCAGCGTTGAGCCTAGATACCCGACCCAGTACCGCGCAGAGCATGGGAGACATGAAGTCCAGACCCCGGAATGTGGTCTTGACACCAAACCAATGGCCAACCCATGAAAGGCCCAACCATGCACGTAAACAGCTATGTCGGAGTCATCGAACAGGAAGTGTCTCGTCTCTTGGTCAGTCGCGCCCATCGCCTGCGGATCGGTATCGAAGAGATCGATGACCTTCAGCAGAAAATCGTTCCCATGCTCATCGCGTTCAAATACGACGAGGCCAAATCCAACGGTGCATCCTTCACCACGGTCATGACCAGCGTGATTGATCGGCAGATCAAGCAGCACTTGCGCGGCAAACATCGTTACCAGATGCATCTGGAAAAACTCAAGGCGATAGGCAGTACCTCCTCGGCTCCCACTGCTTGGCCAGAGCCTGTCGCTAATCCTGAACCCGTTGATCTGCGTATGGACCTGACTGCCACAATGGAGCGCCTCTCTGAGCGCGACCGCACCATCTGCCGCAACTTGGGCGAAGGCCACACCATCAAAGACATCGCCCGAAAACTTGGATGTACCCGGGGCACCGTCTCCTTGGCAATCGCCCGTATCCGGCGCATTTTCGAACAGGCCGGACTGCGTGCGTGGATTGACCCCAACTATGGCAGCGAAGCAAACCGAGCCTAAACTCAAGGAGAAATATGATGTCCAAGCCTACCGAATCGACTGGATTACTTACGCCAATTGAGCGACTGTGTCCCAGGCAAGATGCATCGGACCTGTCCACTACCGCTGCTGCTGCCCGCTATGTACCTGGGGCTGCGTGGATCACACAGACGATGATCGAAAACACGCGGCAGGTATGGTCGCCGCACTACGGATACGACCTGCCTGACGCTCAAGCCGTGGAGATTCTAATGAACGTTCGACACCTGGTTCAGGTTCTATGGAAAGGAGCTCAATCATCATGACCAATTGCATACTATGGGCACGAGTGTCTTCGCGTGAGCAGCGAGAAGGTTACTCCATCGACGCCCAACAGCGAATCACCCGGGAGAAGGCCAAGCGAGAAGGCTGGAACGTCGTCCGCGAATTCGTTGTGGCCGAATCCGCCAAGCGCGGGGCCGAACGCGTCGCATTCAACCTGATGCTCAAGTGGGTCATCGCCAACGCCCGCAAGCATCAGATCACCATCATTCTTGCCCATAAACTCGACCGCATCTGCCGCAACATGCGTGACGCAGTGCGCATGCAGGAACTCGAAGACAAGCATGGCATTAAGCTGGCTTTCATTGAGAACCATTTCGGTCCAGGTGCGGCGGGAGCCTTGTCGTTCAACATCATGGCTGCCGTTGCCCAATACTACTCTGACAACCTACGTCAGGAGGTTCTCAAAGGCATCGAGGAACGTGTCCGTCAAGGCTGGACGCCAGGCTTGGCTGCCTACGGGTACATGAACGTACCTACCCAACCCAATCAGCCGGTTCAGCCGCACCCCGAGAACACCAAAGCCGTGCGACGCATCTTTGAGATCTATGCCATGGGCAACACGACCTTTGAGCAAGTCGGCGAGCAGATGCAACGTGAAGGCTTCACCTATCGTCCGAGCCAACCACGCTTCCATCGGACCGCTGTCTCATACATCCTCAACAATCCGTATTACACCGGTCTGGTCCGATTCCGAGGGGAGTTTTTTGTCGGGAAGCACGAACCGATTATCAACAAAGAAAGTTTTGAGCACTGCCAGCGCCTGCTCAAGAAGAAGAACCACCGTACCAGCAAGGTTAACCTCTATCTGGCTGCGGGCATGTTCGTCTGTGGACACTGCAGATATGGGATCACTGCCGAACGCCTCCGCCGCACCAACAAGAAAAACGGTGCGGTCCGAGAGTACATCTACTATCGCTGCGCCAACCTCAAGCCAGACAAAGACCACCCAAGCGTACGGTGGCGGCAGGACCAACTTGAAGCGGCGATTCTGACCGATCTGGAATCATTGCAGATCAAGGGCGATAAAGAACGCCAATGGTTCCGCGACCAACTGGTTGAGTCGTGCCGCGATGAAACAATGCTGCGGGAAGAACGGCTCAAACATCTCCGCCGTCGCAAAATTGATCTGGCGGCCATGGAGCAGCGTCTGCTTGATGCTTACCTGGCCGGGGCGGTAGATAAAAATACCTTCACCGCCAAGACGTTGTTGCACAAGGAAGAAATGGAGAAAGTCGAGATCAATATCCAAACCAGCCGTGCAACACCACTGACTGGAATCGAACAGGCCGTAGAGGCGTTTGACCTGGCACAAAGTGCCGCTGATCGATGGCGGATTTCAAACAAAGACGAGCGGCGGGCACTTTTGGACGCGGTCTTATTGAACAAGACATTGAACGCCACAAGTCTAGTAACGACAAAAAGAAAGCCCTTCGACGTACTCGCCGAAGGGCCTATTATCAAACTAAGTCGGGGAGACAGGAATTGA